TTAGTAGCTATATTCATCTTTCTCTTCTTCTGGGTTAAACGATGCCTTTATTGTTGGGTTATAATTTTCAACATCATCTTTAGTTAAAATGTATTCATTTTTTCCACTAGCTCTCATTTCACCTTGTTTGTGGTCAAAAAATTCAGACGGTTTTTCATTAAATGGGTACGAATCTAATGAACGCATTTCTAATTTCTCAACAGGAGTTTCAGGTTTCATTTGTTGAACCTCAACACCTAATTGGTCAATTTTAGCCATCACTTGATCCATTTGAGCAAGTTTTTGTTCTAAGTCACCTAATTTAGTAAATACGTCATCCATTTTACTAACAATAGTACCGTGGTCTTGTTGTTTATTCTCTAAATCTCTCTTTATACTTTTAGTCATGCCAACTAAATCTGTGATATCAATTTCTTCTGTACTGTCCATTTCAGGTGCAGGTGCAGCCGCATCTAATGGTGCTGCAGCGTCCATAGGTACTGTTGCATCATCTGTAGGTGCCGCCGCTGGATCTGTAGGACCTGCTGGTGGTAATTCAGGAGCCGGATCTGTAGGTGCATCTTGCTCGATTATCATCGTTTTACCATATTTATTAATGGCATTATAACGATTTAATTCTTCTTGTAATTTTTTCTCTAACATGGCTTTAATCTTGTAATAATTGTCTACCGTCGTTTGTAACGTATTTTTTATTTATTCTTTCTACTATTCCGTCTTTTTCTCTGATTGTATAACATTCACCAGTCATCAAATCACATTCTTCTCTTTCCATTCCGTCTTGGGACATACTTTTAACCTGTTTAGGGTTTAAGAATTGATTTACTGTGTTATTTAATTTATTATTTTCCATAATATTTCTTTTATTAATATAAATATCCTAAATATTGTTATTATTCAATTATTTGTATATAACGTCGTAATCGTCTCTAAAAAATATCTCGTCTCCGTCTTTTAACCCTAAATCAATCATTAATTTTTTAGATAATGTAATACCATAACCATCTTCTGCCGGACCAACACTAATTGGTCCAGTTAAATTATTAAGTGTCATTGGTGATTGACCAATTGGGGGTACGGTTACCGTTTTTCCACTATTAGGGTTTTTAAATACTGTTTTTGTTGATATTATATGGTTTTCGTTTGCGACTGTTTTGTGTAAAAATTTGGTTGCGTAAAAATATCTTTTACTTGAAGCTCCTTTAACTAATTTCCACGTTAATACAGATTTATCTATTGTTAAAAAATTACCATCTTTATCTCCCCATTTATCCGCATCTATTAATAATTGCATCTGTGTATCGTCTGATAAATCATTTTTACTACCACCCATCTCTATTGCTCTTGCTCTTAACCATTTTCCTTCTATACCTGGTTTACTTACAAGTTGTATATACTTTTCACCTTCGTAACCATTATATGGTATTCCATAATTAGTAACTCCAATATCTCCTACGGGTTTTACATCTTTATGTTTCTCTTTTGGTCCCATGTCAATTGTTGATGAACGTCCATCAAACCCTTCGTAAGGTATTTCGTTTGTTGTTCCCAATTCTGACGCTTGTTTTACTTTAGCCACCGCATCATTTGTTATTTTATCAAAATAAACTCTATAACTTGAGAAGAAGGAATCCTTAGGATCAGGTAATGACGCGTACGGAATTCTAGACCCTTTAAATGTTGTATTAATTTTATTTCCTTGGATGTTATGTGAAACTTCCGTTATCCAATATGAACCTCTGAACATTGGTATGTTTTTTAAATAAAAGAACATTGTCGGTTGAATCATAACATTTCCCATACACGAAACTTCGCAACTATATGATGCTTGTCTATAGATGTCAAATAAACCAATATCTACGTTATATGTTCCCGCTCCACTTTCAGAACGTCCCATATTTTCAATAACTGAAAATGATTCACTTGTATTTCTAATTGAAGTTTGGTCAAGTCTAACTCCTTTGAATATTCCTTGATTTTGATCTCCGACGCTAACTTCAAAAGCAACCACTTTATTTGATTTAGCTAAGTCTCCTGTGGCAAATACATCGGGTATTGTTATAGTTAAAGGTCCACCTTGTCCATTAAATAAATTACCACTATCATTTTTAAATTTATAATCTTTACTAATATCGGATAACTCTAAATGTTTAGATGTTGGTCCCGTATATTGAACAACTATTTTTGGTGAAGATTCCTGATAGTCTACTTCTAAAAATGTTCCAAATATATTTTTAGCAACTTGTTTTGATGAAGTTACTTTAGATTTATTTGTAAAGTTAGTTCCATAAAAATTAACATATGCCGGTAAAGCTCTCATATCAAATCCCGTACCTGATAGTAACATACTAATAACACTATATAAGTCTGCGTTATCATTTTTTGGGTCTTCTAAAGCTATTAACTTATCTAAACTAAGATATGCTAAACTTCCAATATCTTTATTTGCCTTATCTAAAAATAAAAATTCTTCTAATAGTCCTCGTTGTCCGATTGAATTTCCTGCTACCCATTTATCGTTAAATGACTTAAAATGGTTATACAATTCAACTTTTAATAAAGCGTCATTATACCCACTTGTTGGGGTTATTTTATTATTAGACGATATGTCGGATATGAATTCATTAGAATTTATTTTCCTTAAAATTTGTGTCAAATATTTTACTAATCTATCTTCTGCCGTTGAGAGAACATTTGTCGCAATATATGATTGGAAATCACTCTTTGATGGGGTGTATGATAAACCTTTACTTTTTAACCATCCAGCAAATATCAATACTAAAGGTCTAAATTGTAAAATATTTTCTTCAGATAATTCTATATTATTTACCGTAAAAAATTGTTTATAATAATTATCACTATTCAGTGGGACCTCTCCTATATATAATGTAATATATTTTAAATTATCGGCATATTGTAATTCATTATATTCATCATATGTAAAAGTATTACCGATTGAAAATTTTGTAAATCCGTCCCAAACATGTGGATTAATTTCTTTAGGGTTCCCTAATGTAATCTTAATTAAATTATCTGAATTTAATATATTTTCTGTAATTGTTTTTAGATTATTCTCTTGTTCTTTTTGAATTGAGGTATATAAATCAGTTGAGTCTATTTTAGTTTTATCAACTGTAACAATAGATTTTAAAAGATTTTGAAAATTATCATATCTTATATAATGTCTATTTTCTGACGGTGCGGGTTCGGTATAATTAGGTAATATTTTTCTTTCTACCTCCACATTTAATCTTTCTGAAGCAAACTCAATAAAAAATGATTCAAATGTACTTAAAATATCAGGACTAAATGTTGCAATTAAATCTATAACTTTTTTATTGTTATTACTAATTGAATAATTATTATTCGATGAACTTCTCACATATTGTTTAGGTGTATTAAATGTTTTACCTGAGAAAACATCTGTAATTTGTTCATCTGACCAAATCACTCTAAAATTGGATTGTTCTCCTTTTAAATAATCATCATATGTATTTAAATTAGTTTTTGCGTTTGCTCCGTCACATGGTAATAACGTATAATACGTACTACCTGAATAAATTTTAGAGTTGTCAATATAAGTCGTCCGATAATTTATTTCATTTACCAGTCTATTTCTACTAACATACGTTCCATCGGCGGTTATCGCCGAAAATGATGTATTTCCTAAAGTATAGTCATAAAAAGGATTATCATTAATAACCTCATGAAATATATTTTCATAATACGGATGAATTCCAATTTCAGTTGAGTAGTTAATATTTGTGCCACTTATAGTAAAGGTGTTATACGTTGTCCCCGTATATGTTGAACCGCTAAAAAACAACGAACCATTAATTGATGTTGTGGTGGTACTAACGTTTGATGTTGTAAATCCAGTTAATATATCAATACCATCTATAATATATTTTTTATATCTATGGTAAATAGACCCCCATTTCAACATCAAATGATATGGGACATAATGTGTTGACCCGACTTCTTTAAACATAGATGCCATATTAACCGAACTACTTGGGACACTAAATGTTAATGTATCTTCTAAATCTTTAAATGGTAATGAGTTTAATAACAAATATGCCGAACCGACATATTTTCCAGCTGATTTTGTGAAGTTATCGTTAAATAATTGTTTATGAAAATATGGAGTATTAAGTATGTTAATTTTTGAATCACCTATTTCTAATTTTTGACTAAATAAATTTGTAGTATAATCACTTTTAACCCAAGATTTGGGTTCAATCGGTGTACGAATAAATCCTGATTTTGTATTAATCTGAAATAATTTTGTGAACTCCAAACTGCTTTCAAAAGATGTTTTATTTAAATAAGTTAAATACTCGGTAGAATTAAATGGATAAATGTTTTTTCTATAATCTTCAACTTTATAATTCTCTAATACGGCACTTAATCTACCAAATGAACTTGATTTATCTGTTTTAAATTCATCACCATAAGATTGTTTTATTTCAAATGAATTTTCTAATAAATCTTTAATATACGATACGGTTGGTAATTGGTCTTTATAATATGGGTAACGCTCAACAGGTGAATATAGTGAAAGATTATTTTTTAATATATCTACTGTTGATAATCCTTTAATTAAATTGACTAAATCATAGTCTTCATTAAATGAATATTTTATATTATCAAATTCAATATTCGCCAATTCATGTAGCGTGTTATTATCACCAAACTTATCTAACAATGTTGTCATTTTTGCTCTTTCATATATTTCATAAAAAATATTAGCCGGTGATTTATTACTATATGGTGATCCAACTGACAAACTTAATAAATTTGATGTTGGTAAGTACTTATCATTTTTATCATTTGATTCAAAAATAAAATTTACATTTCCAACTCCTCCTTCTTTTTCCGCCAATGTATCAATTCTTTTAGTTGATACCCCAACAAAATTTTCCACAAAATCAACTTCGGGCCATAGATTTTTGTCATCTGATTTTAGTTTTTTTAATAAATCAGAATCTCCAGGATAAGCTATTACTTTTCTTTTATCTGTCCCCGTTAGTTTTTTAACTTCTGGCCATGGATATATTTGGTAGTCGTTACCACCAGGTGCCTCATCTATCAAACCAGCAAAATATTTTTTTCTTTTTTCTGAAGCGTCAAAAGCCGATTTATGAACATCTTTCAATAATCTAATGTATACATCTGCGTTTGCTAATATTATTGCAAAAATATTTCTAATTGTTGGGTCAAATCCAATACCTGTAGTTTTATTTTTTATGATGGTATTCATTTTTTCTTCCACACTTTTTTGTAACTTGTCTCTTTCTTGAACAAAGGATGTTTGAATTTTTTTTATATCATCTATTATTAGTTCTTTAGCAACAACATATTGAGATACACTTTGTTTGTAATATTGGTCAATTTCTCTAATATCAATCTTCACATTTTTAAAATTAGCATCAATTTCTTTATCTTTAATTAAGTCAGATGAAGATATTTTAGTGTCGTTTAATGCCTTTTTATAATTTGCTATTAACATTTTTAATGACCCACTTTCATTTGTTGTTGCTCCAGTTATTTTAATTAAAGAACCTCTTTCCTTTTCGTTTCCTTTTTGTATAAAGTAATCCACTTTTGGATTATCGGTAAAAGTTATAATTTGATTTGTTAAATTTGTATCTGACCAATTATTTATTGAGGTTTCAAATTCAATAATTATTTTCTCAAACTCTTTAACTCCATTAAATAATTTAAAATCTACAACTTTGTCAAAAATAGTTCTTTCTAAAATTTTATCTAAACTTTTAGCAATTGTAATAACTTCCCTAAGTGTTTTAACTGGAAAATCTTTAGGTATTAAACCTTTAGTTTTATATTCATCATATACTGTTTTAAGTGTTGAATATCCTTTTGATGACTTTTTTATTCTCTTTTCGTATGTTCCTGTTTGTGGATTGAAAGTTAATCTACTATCACTTTCAATGTAAAACATATATGGTGCATTTAATATACCTGTTAATGGTATATCGTTCAAATAAGCATATGTTGATCCAACAAATGTTGTAGTTATATCAAAATTACCATTTGATTCATTGTACTTAGACGTAAACTTAGTCATATGTAAACGATATCTTATAGCCTTACCGTAATAACCTTTTATTGTTAAATAAAATATTGGCCATGGTAAATGAAAAAATGCCTTATATGGTGAATTTTGAGGTGATTCAAATAATGTTTTACCTCTAACGTCAATAAAATTTATTGTAATTTGTGGAATAAAGTTTGCGCCCTTAATTGAAATGTTAATACTATCAATACCAAAAGATTGTCCTGACGAATCGTTTTGATAATTAAATTCTTTTCCTTCACTATCTTTATCTTGTTTAACCTGTGAAAATGCTTCAGTCCAAGATGTATCATAATCTTGTCCATTTTGATTTTTTAGAAAATTTAATGTTCCCTTTGCAATTGATTGTAATTTTCCACTTAATTTTTGATCTCCTGGTGCGGTTAAAATAGATCTTGGGACTAAGTCCGCCTCTAAATTAACATACATGACGTAATTTTCTGGACTCACACCTCTAGGTTCAACGGTATCTCCGTTAACTATACTGTTTGGGTCAATATATATTAAATTATTTTCATCAACTTTAACTAATATATTTTCACTACCATTTAAATTATTGTTCGCCATAATATAAGTTATACAATTCTACACCGTTTTTATAATCTTGTAAAGAGGTTAATAAAGGAAATGGTACCCTTATATAAGAATTATCAGGTATTTCAAATTCAATACTACCAACCGATGGGTTGGCTAACAATATTAACCATCCAAACATAGGTGAACCATAATATTCTTGTGATAAAATGTCCATTCTGTGTTTTCCTTTTTTATATTGTAAATATTTGTCTGTTGGTTTGATTGGTATCTCAATTCCTGGAACAATTCTAAATTTTCCATCAGTAATATAATCTTGGTATCTATTGTAATAGTTTCTACTCATTATCTATAAAAATTTAAAGTTGCTCCAAGGTTATTTTTTGGTGAGAATATTTTGAATATATCATCATTAGGGTCTTCTATTTCAATTGTATATGGACTATCTACTGATGTTTCATATTCAATTGAATTACTGTTTCTTTTTAGTGGTGCGGTTTCTAATGTAATTATAGAATTTATGAGTATTAATGGGTCAGGACTAACAAATGTATCAAAAATACCATAAAAAGTTTCTATAATTCCTATCATCATGTCGTCTTCATTAAATGAATCAATTAATGGTCTAATAATTTCTGATTTACTATTAACTAAAAATAATTTTAAAATATCTTTTAAATCGTCCACATTTATTGTTGTCAAAGTATTAAAGTCAAAACCCGAATCATAAAGATTATCTCTATTATTATTAAATGTTCTTAAATATTCAATTACATTATCATAATTTAATGTGAAATCAATTGTATTAAAACCAGTCGGAAATGTTAATTTAATTAATGTCGTTCCTGAAATTTTTGTATCTCCAGAAACTGAAACAACATAATTTAACTTGTCGATTAAACCGACCATTTCATTTCTAGACTTTTCTAAATCTTTTATCGGAGTTAGATTACTAAATTCATCAATTTTATCATTTACTATTTTTATAATAATAGGTGTTATTATACTTTCAGCTTGGGCTTGTATATCTCCTCCACCTAAATTAAATCCAAGTAAATCCATCATTAAATTTGCCGATATGGAATTATACATAGATTCTTTAAAGTTATCCATATAATCTAATAATACAGTTGTTCCTGAGTATTGTCCAAACATTGGTAATGGTGAATAACCACCTGCTATTGTTGCTTCAAATATTGTTCTATAATTTGGTGAGAAAAATAAACCACTTACTTTAGGTCCATATGATTTATAAATTTGTTCGTATGCTGATTTATATATATTAGTATAATTTACAGATTTGGTGTAAAAATCATCAACAATAGTTGTATATACTAATTTAGTACCGATACCCGTTCCAATAAATTCACCTTGTGTTGGTTTATTTGTATCTGTAGGAACTGATGCGGTTTTTGCAATATCAAAATTATTTAATGTCTGTAAAAATTCTTTTGTGAATTTTTCTTTATTCTCATAACCAATCCTACCGTCTGTTGGTATTGACCTCTCATCATACATTTCCGTATTTGCAAAGAAATTTGATGATAACGCATTTTGTAATTTTTCAACAGGTCTATCTAATCCTTGTCCACCAATAAATGTTATTTGTAATTGAACGTTGGCAATCATAGGTTGTACACCTATGCCCTCAGGATTAAAATCCCAAACCCCTTCTTCGTATGTTATATTAACATCTTTAATAATAATTTTTGAATGATAAAAATCACCAATTCTTAATACACAAATTGGTGGTGGTCCGAAAGTTGTATTTCTTGCCCCAATATCTGTGTTATCTGAAAGACCTTTAATTGGTATGGTATCTCCAGGTCTTAAACATTGTAATAAGAATGTTAATCTACCATTTAATCCTTCTGGCGTTGTAGAGTGAAAAGCCGGATGAAAATATTTTAATTTTTCTGTTAAAGATTTAAATGCCACTGGTGAATCTTCTTCTAATTTCTTAAAATAAAAACATTCTGATAATGTTTTCATAATGATTCTTTTCATTACATCAATGGATGGTTTCTTTATTGTAATATCAACAGTATCCTTTAAAACCACCGGTTTTCTAATTGGGTTATTTATCTTTTGTGGTGTTTTTTCACCATACGATTTTTCGTATTTTATTTTAACATACCCCTGTCTACAGTAAAACGCCGTTGGGGAATATATTTTTAAATTGGTATTAGTAAATACTTTTGTACAATCAACACTAGTTCCATTTAGTGATGTACTATTTTCACCTATTGTTCCTATATCAAATATAATATTACCATCTAATTCATATCCTATATCTTTATATTTTATAGTGATTGTTTTTGTATTTAAAGGTAAACCACTTTTGGCATACGTTGCTAATTCCTTTTCGGTAAACCACGTATATTTGAATGTTCCTAATTCATTCCAAATGTGTTGGAATAATGAATGCGCCCTTCTTATTCCTAAGTAGAAATTCTTATCGTTATCTCCCGCTTCCGATGTTGATGTATATATTGTTATTTTTGTGTCTGAAATAATTGTTTTTCCAGATAATGCCGTTTTTAAATCAAGTATTTGTTTATTTAATGCCTCAAAATTTGTAGTTAACCCACTAAATGCAGTTATTATTTGATTAGTTTGTCCTGAGATAACACTTGGGTTTGATGTTGATCCTGTGTCACCGATTAATAAAATTTTATCAGCATTAGACAATGCACTATTCATCGCGGATGTTAAATTGGTAATGTATGTCGATTGACTTCCAATATATTGTGTATAATAATTACTATAATAATCGGGAGATTGTGTTAATACTTTTCCATTTACAGGTGGTTCAGCATTTTTAAAGTAGAATATGTTATTTGTGTCATAATTAACAGGTTCATTTTTATTTACATCAGTATTAGCATCATTAGGTAATTGTTCGGTAGTATATTTAATTGTTTCAATTGTTTCTTTTTTAACACCAGCATTTAGGTATTGTTGAATTAAATCTCTATCGTTTTGATCTAAAGTAGTATATGTTTGTATTAATGAATAAAAATCAATGTCTTGTGCGCCAGCAAAAAATGCATTTATATAGTTATCGGATTCTTCATCTGACATTCCTTTGAAATGTTCTCTAACTAACAAATTCATAATACTCGGATGGTCAACGACAACTTTAAATGAAACTTGACCAGTTCTTTCAGTATTTTGATATGTATAAATTGGTTCCGGTCTTCCGACAAATGAGTTCTTTTCCCAATTTGCATTATTTTGTTCGCTCATCTTTAAGTCGTATGGTGGAAACCACATAACTCTACCTCCATTATTTCCTTTTTCACATGCAGGTAAATCACTTACTTGGAATCCAGATAAGTTAGATGTTTTCCATGCTAAGTTCTCAATTGAGAACATATATTTCTTTGCATAAAAATCACCTAAACCTACATTTTTCTCTACAATATTTGTTGATCCGTCAAATGATTTTTTACCATTAGACATTGGTGCCATGTTTAAATTCCAAGTGTCATTTAATACACTTGATTCAAACCTTCTAACATTACCTCTTCTATATTTTCTTCCTGTTTGTTTGTATTTTTTTGTGTTAATATCTTTTTGATTTGTTGCCAACGGCATCGTATCATAATTTGTCATATATGGTCTATCTTTCGTCCAAACTCTAGCATATTCAACTCCACTTTCTTCACCTGTAAATTTGTCCGTATACTTAACTGCGGAACCTCTTGATATTCTTGTATCCCCATCTTGAAATACTTTACTTGTTTGGTCAATAACATTTGCAACATGTGAACGACGAGATCCTCCGTCTGATGGCATTGAATTTAATAATTCTTGTGTTTTACCTAAAATTGAATCAGGTCTAAACTCATATTTTACAGATAAATCATCATTAACGTTTTGAAAATTTATATCTGTGGTGGATCCTTTATTACTTATCCAAGTTAACTTACCTCCGATTGAACCTCCCTCTGTAATATTTTTATTTGTGTGAAATAATTCAGCTGACACTTTATCAAACATTAACGTTAAATAATAGTTACTCCTTACGGGTCTATCATTAAAATCATTCATCGCATATTTTACATCCTCACCTCTATCGTCTCCAATATAGGCGATACCTGATGGTGCCTCAACACCTAAAATGTTTTTTACCCCTTGTGCAACCTTATCAATAAAATTAAAAATTTTAGATGTGTTTTGTGATCTTGCGGTTGTGGTATAATTTGGTGCATATGTTGAATAGGATAATAAGTCATATAACCTGTTTTTTTGACCACTTCCCATATGTTCAATCAAAAGGTCGGATGGTTTCCTTGACAACAATGGTCGTCTTTGTATCCCTATTAATGAACCTAATACACCTGTTATGTCTTGAAATAATGCACCTAATTGTGATGACGCTTGTGGTCTATAGTTTATCGGGTTTCTTGGGTTACTTAAATAATCCCCTGGTATTTGACTAAAGGGTAATTGTATACCTGAAACAGTTTTTAGAAAATCAATCGCTTGACCTGGTATACTTAACGTATTATCAACCGTGATTGTGTAGTTTGATTCAATTAATGGTTCTCTACCTGTTAATATGTTAACCGCAGTAGTTGTATTACCATTAAGGGCGTCCATTATTCTTACACGACCCAATGTATTTTTTTCTACATTTTGAGCTATTCTACTATAAACGGGTCCTTGTGGGTCATTTTTAATTAAACTAGTTGAAAACTTAACTAATTCAGATTCAGTTTCATAATTTGAATTACTAATAATACCGAATAAACTTAAATCTGTTTGAACAAAACTTGGGTATAACTTTAAATTAACTGAACGAGGTAATGTATTAATAACTTCACCAATAAAATATTCGTCAGGTTTATATATGTTTGAGTTCTTTGGTATTGTTAAATCACTAATTCTATTAGTGTCTACCTGACCTTGTAATAAATTAGGGATATCACTTAGATTTTGTTCAACATATGAACTATTTGTAAACGTTTGAGGTCCATTAGGTTTTTGTAAGGTCTTACCTAATATATGGTTTCTAAACTGTTTTGTTGTATTAAAATCTAAATAACTCGGCATTTTTTATTTTATTATAAATAGGTTTAATACTATTTTGTTAAACATTAGAGTTTCCATATTCCTTTGGATTTTTAAAATCAAATAAATTAAAAGAGGATGGGTTTTTCATAATTTCTCTATTAAACACTGTCATCTCCTGCATTCCAATTAACTGATGTTTTACTGTTACTTCTGAATTTTTTGGTGGAGGGGGTTCTGATTGGTATTGACTTGCTCTATTCATATAATTTTTAATGGTATCAATAGGGTGTACCACCTTGCTTATTACATTTCTAGCTTTATCACCGAACTTTTCGGCATCTTTTTCTATTGTTGATTTTTGGGCCGATGATAAACTTGCAGAATAGTTATCAATTGTAGCTCTAAGTTCTTCAAATTCTTTTCCTCCAGTACCTTTAGCAATCCCTCTAGCCATTTCAGCACCCCTTACTTTATAATATGAAGCAATCACATCAATACCTCTTGACATTTGTTGTGTTTCGGTAAGTTGAGCCATCGCCATATCTTTAGGGTTCATTTTCTCAAACGCTTCTTTATTAGCTAATAATATTTTTTGTTGATTAGGTAACAAATCTTTTAATGCTAACGATTGTTCTTTTAATCCTAATTCTTTCATTAAGGACGCTGGTACTGTGATTTTCATTTCACCACCATCCATACGAGATAAGTTTGTTAAAAACTCTCTATCTTCGTCTTTCATCACTAAACCAGTTGCCATTAATGCTGTAGTTGCTTGAGTCCTTTCAGCTGCTGCAATTGAAATCTTATTCAATTCACCCATTGTGATTCCTAATGCACTTGCCATTTCCTTGGCCTTCCTTAAATTAATACCGGTAACTTCAAATCTACCTTGTTGTTGGTTATATGTTGCTAACGAACCTGATGCCTTTATTAATGCGTCTTGTAGTCCTTCTACGTTGTTTGTTGCATCATACATCAATTTAAGTGGGTCATTAAAATCACCAATTGCACCACCTAAAACTTGTAAATTAGCAACCAAATCTATTGCACCTTCAGGATTAAATACTTTATCTGCAATTGTAAATGTAGATTGCATTTCCATTCTAAACTCACTAGCCTTCTTCGCCATAGTCTCAAGACCCTGAACACCATTTTTAAATCCATACTCATTAAGTTTACCTAAATTTGATTGTAAATCAGTTGTTACCTTTCTAGCACTTAAACCTAATGATGTTAATTTTGTTGCCGAATCTCCTAACGTCTTAATTGTTTTATCCGCACCTAAACCTACTTTTTCAAATTCACCAATACTCACAGCCATTTCAGGTAATGTTCTACCTAATGCACCCGCGACTTTAATCGTATCATCTGTTAATGATTTATTTATTAAGGAAAATTTACCAGATTCTGACGTTAACTTTATATAAAAATCTCCAATATCTTTTAATTTAAAACCAAATCTTGCACCTTCTATAGATGCTTCTTTCATGTCATCTCTTAATGCTTCAGATAGTTTACCACTTATACCTGTTTCTCTATTTACACTTGAAAGTAATGCTGATTCTTGGGATAACTGATCTAATATTTCGGTAAATGCCCCTTTAACAAAACTTGACATTAGTTCTAAGGGGTTAAGTCCTCCTCCCTTAACCATCTCCAAAACTTTACTCATTGCAGGATTTTCTTCCGGTATACCCATTTGAGATTTAAAAATTTGGTTGGTTCCGTCCGCTAAAAATTTAACGGCGTCACTTGCTAATCCCATTGCTTTACCTACATACCCCATTTTTGTATTTACAAAAGTGGATAGGTTATCACCCCCTATATTTTTTGAAACATTTTCAGACCAACGAGCAGTATTTGAGTCTTTTAATGGATTAAAAGCGTTACCTATTTGGATTGCTTCATTCGTATCTGGCATACGTCCTTCACCAATTTTAAATGCCGTTGCTGCCGCTTCTGCACTTTTAGCTCCTTTTGTATATTTTAAAACATCTGCCATACATATAAATAGACTGATTAACTATTTTCAGTCTCTTTCTCTATCATATAATTAATATAGTATCTTCTAATATACACTGGCATAGATAAGATGTCCCCATAAGAGAACCCTCTTTTAACCAAAAATAAAATTTCGTCTAATTGTCCTTTTTTATAATCCGTAGAAAGGACGAAAAAATTCTACCCCGAATCCAATTTCAACTTGGATTGTCTCTCCGGACGGGGTTGTAACATTTTGGGTTAGATCCAACCCCGGTTTAACTTGGTTAATGAATTTTCTAAAACTTTGTGAATCCTTAATTGGTAAGGTTTCAATCAAATTTCTAATATTCATTAAATCTTTATTTCCATTAACTGACTTAATCATCATTTCAAGTTGTTTGGTGATAATCGGAGCAACTCCATTACCATTCCAACTTTTTCTAATTTCATCAATTTCTTTTTCTTGTTTTAATGATAAAAAAGTAAATGTAATATCATTTTTACTTTTCTCCATGAAGTACTTATATTCACCATTAGAATCTTCTTCTAACTTAAAATCTTTCACTTTAATTTCACTTAAATCAACATCAACCGTAAATGGTTCATTTGTCTTTGGGTCAGTTACCGTAATTGTATATTCTGAACCAAAAGCAGTATTTCTTAAAAATATAAGAATTGCTTGTCTATCTTCATCAACAATTTCATCAACAGATAACGTTTTGTCTAATATTTTTCTTTTTAGTAATTCATCAACAACTAAACCAGAACCAATTAAACTTGGTGATGATAGAATGTTTTCGTCACTTGCGGTTAGGTATGCAACTCTAACTGATTTATTTTTGTTTTTATAATGGATACCTTTAGTTGGTAATTCCACCACATCGTATGCGATTGTTGGGTCTATTCTTGTTTCGTCCATAATATAAGTTTATACTATAACTATGAGAAAGTAAAGTTTTTAAATAAAAAAACCGACACCCATTTCTGGTATATCGGTTTCTCATATGAAAAATTATTATATTAATAAACTTGAATACAACGGTCCATTCTTAATGAAGCGTCAATTGTCGCCAAATCATCTCTTGAGTAATCTAAATCACCGAAGTTCAAACTTGTTAAGAAACAACCTTGTAAAATCCATTTTTCAACCACAACTCCCGTTGGGTCTAACATCTCCAATTCAATGTCTTTCTTATAACCCGCAGCATATCCCATACGACCTGTAACTGACTCCGCATGTAAACGGAACCATTCCATAAGTGCTTGAGAAGCTGAAGGACCAATTGGGTCTTTAAATTGAACTTTAATCTCTTCCCACTCAAATTGACCAGCAACATAAGTTTTTGTGTTCAAGAAAGGAATCTCAACTGATTTAATTTTAGCAGATGGTCTCGCTGTGGAGAATACATACCACTCATTTATTCCTAAAGATGATGGAAATCTTAGGATAAATCTATTTTTTCTTTTCGGTTCGTAAGGAACCGGCATTTTCATTAATAAATCTGCCATATTGTATTTGTTAAAGTTTTTAAGTTATTTACTTTCTTATAAATATATCTATATTGGAAAATAATTTTATTTTAAGTTTTTTATTGGAAATACTTGTTTATGTCAATTATTTTTCGTAGTTTTTTACAGGCTCCAGTATATAGTTCCAGTTTAATACTCTCCTTTAATAATTTAATATTTCAATAATAAATACTAGTATATATAGTTCCAGTATTCTGGGTATAATATAATAGTATAATTGTTATATAATATGGTTCTACGTGGAGCATAAAAAAAGAGCACCATTTCTGATACTCTTCTTCTTTTTATATCTCCTTTTAGATTAGATATTGTCGAATGAAGCTCCTGTTGGAGTGATTACAAATTCCAAATCAATGAATTCTAAAGAACGAGTTGGTTTGATGTAAATCTTACCTCTTAATGTGTTAGCATCGATGTCCTCTGGATCATTAGATACGCTTACACGGAAGTCATATAAACCTCTTTCTTTCTTAATTGATTCCAAGATAGGGTTTACCAATCTTAAGAACTCTTGTCTTACTTGGTCGTCATTTTGTTCAAATAATAACCTTACAGCGACTGCAGATATCAATTTCCTTGCTCTTAATAACAATCTTCTTACGTTGATTCTATCTAAAGCTGACTCTCTAACTTGTAACGTTTTGTTACCCCATATAATGGTACCTGTATCAGAGAATGTTGCAATTGGGTTGATTCTTGCCTTATATAACTCATCTCTTTCGTCAAGAGTAAGTTTCTTTTGTGCTTTGATTGCGTTTACCAAACCTCTACTGTAACCCGCAACTGCGAACCAAGGATAAGATACGTTATCAGTTAAGGCAATATTCTTAACAACCTCACCTGTTGGTGGGATATATAATTGAGTTGCGTTATCTGTGTCTCTTACTTGAATCCAAGGCCAATATGTGGCTGAATAGTTAGAATCAACCGCAATACCGTCTAAATCGTCAATAACGTTAGTTGCATCAGTTTCATTTGGGGCTCCGATAATATAAATTGAATCCGCTCTATCGGTTTCAATCATGTCAATTGCTTGAGTTGTTAATGAACTATGGTCGTAGAAGTTAATACCTGGAGTTGCGAATACGTTAATATCTATTGCTTCAGGGTTTGCATATGTTTGAATTCCTTCTAAATAAGCATAATAATCGGAGTTTCCATTTGCAGTGTCAAACAATCCACCATTTGTTGTAAGACCTGAAAT